AAGTCTTGTCTATCCCAACCAGCCCTAACCAGCCAGGATTGGCGGTAACTGGCCGTAGTCAGCCGAGATTGGAAACGTCGAGGCCAGACCATGTGGGTTCGTTCGCGCCGCAAGTTAGGGAATGGGCCAGCGAGCACATGGGCGTGCAACTTATGGATTGGCAGTACACCGCGCTTGACGGTCAGCTGCTTTATGACCAAAATTTTGAGTTGGTGAACCGTGTGTCGTTGGTTTCTACGGCTCGCCAGTGCGGTAAGACAACAGCTTTAATGGCGTTGGTTGGTTGGTGGCTTACAGAGATGCCTAAAGTGCGTGGCAAAAAACAGACCGTACTTTCCACTGCTCACCGGCTGGATTTGGCGGTAATGCTGTTTGACGAGCTGGCACCTATTTTGGAAAGCCGTTTTAACGCCACACTAATGAAGTCGTATGGTCGTAATCGAGTGACAATGCCAGACGGTTCTACTTGGTTGGTGCGTGCAGCCAACAATTCTGTGGGTCACGGCACGTCACCGTCACTGGTCGTGGCTGACGAAATGTGGGATATTTCGCGCGAAGTAATTGACGGCGGTTTGTTGCCGGCTCAACGTGCACAAGTTTCACCGTTGCTCTCGATGTGGTCTACAGCCGGCACGGAAGCCAGCACCGCAATGTTGCGTTGGCGTGAACAAGGACTACGGGCAATTGACACAGGCCGTAACGCGTCGTTTTATTTTGCGGAATGGTCACCACCGCCAGAGCTTGACCCGATGAGCCCAGCCGCATGGGCATACGGCAACCCTGCTCTGGGCATCACTTTAACCGCTGCCACGTTGCAAGCCGAGTCAGAAAACCCTGACCGCGCCGCATTCTTACGGGCATCATGCAACTTGTGGGTTGCCAGCGACAAGTCATGGATACAGCCGGGTCAATGGCCAGCGTTGCTGTATGACGGAGAGCTGCCAGACGGCGGCACCGTAGCCATAGAAACCAGTTTGGATGACACACGGTATTTTGCTGTCAGATGTGTAGCCCTAACAGACCGCCGCACAGTGGCAACCGTTGAGTTTGTCGCAGACACATTTAGCGAAATGTTAAGCCACGTCGAGCGCCTATGCGCTAACCCTGCAATCAAATTTGCTATCACACCGACCGTAGACAATCACTGGCCGCTATCCCTAGAGCGTCGGCGCGTCATTGTCGGTTACGGCGAAATCCTAAAATTTACGCCATCAGTCAGAAACATGATAAACGAAAAACTGTTATGGCACGACGGGTCAAACCAACTTGCCGAACACGTCGCACGCGCAGTAGCTGTACGCAGCCAAAACAGTATTGCGCTATCCAGCCAACGCTCACCGGGCCCTATTGAGTTGGCGCGCTGCATGGTTTGGTCTGCAGCAATGACCAGTCGCCCAACATCATCTGGTAAACCAATGCTCGTTGTCGTATAACCACTATGCTCATGTTGGCGTCGGCTCGATGGCCTGCTTATCGTCGGGATACCGCACTGCATACCGGGCCGATGCCACCACAAACCCCACAGACTGTGACACACTAAGAACATGGCATTTTTTAACAAAGTAACTAAAGCCGCTATTTCACCGCCAGTTGGCAAGGGCGCTGCAGCGTTTGGTGGCAATGTCAGCAACTCGTTAAATCAGTTTTACAATTACACCGAGTCAAACGCGCGTAACGCGGCCATGTCGGTTCCAACGGTCAGCCGTGCAAGAGACCTGATCGCATCCGTTATTGCGTGTATGCCATTGCAAATGTATAGCGAAATGTGGAATGGCGACTCGATGGAAAAAGTGCCGATGGCGCCGCGCACATGGTTACGCCGAATTTCTAAAGAAGTCACCAACAATTTTATTTTGGCGTTCACATTTGATGACCTATTTTTTACTGGTCGAGCAATGTGGTACATCACCGAGCGAACAGCGGACGGTTTCCCATCAGCATTTAAGTGGCTACCACAGGGCTCAATTTCCACGACCGACATGGACGGCCCTATCTGGTACGGGCCATCAAAAGAAATCTATTTCAACGGCACACAACTAGACCCAAACAATGTTGTGCAATTTTTGTCGCCTATTCAAGGCATCACGTCAATGTCAAAACAATCGGTAGCAACAGCACTCAAATTGGAAGCTGCACGTTACCGAAATTCGAGCAGCGCCATTCCAGCCGGCATTCTTAAACAAACTGGCGGCGAACCGCTATCTGGACAGGAATTAGCCGATTTGGCATCAGCGTTTAACGCAGCACGCGCCACCAACCAAACGGCAGCACTAAACGAGTATTTGACATACACCGAAACCGCTACCAGCCCAGACAAAATGTTGTTAATTGACTCGGCAGAATTTCAAGCGAAAGAAATGGCACGCATTTGCAACGTGCCGTTTTACTTGGTTGGCTGTGACGTCGGCTCATATTCTTATGTCAGCAACGAAGGCGCCAGAGCAGACTTGTGGACATTTGGTGCACGCGCTTACGCCGATTGCATCAGCGCCACATTAAGCCAAAACAATGTGTTACCAAACGGCACATACGTTGAATTTGATTACGAAGGATATTTGATGGGCGACTATCACGCCGAAATGAACCCTGCAAACGAAATGTCACCAACACGACCAGCAAATGGAGTAGCGTCACCATCATGATTAGACTTATCCCAGAAACCACGTTCACTGTTGACGCTGCAGCTGGCGACGCCCCACGACGCCAGATAAGCGGTGTGGCAATCGAATATGGCAAAACAGCCACCGTTTCAGACGGCACACAAGTGCGTTTTATGCCCGGCTCATTATCGGCCGAAGGCAAAAACCCAAAGCTTTACATGCAACATGACTCAACCCAAATCATTGGCCAAGTCACCGAACGCCTAGACACGCCAGACGCAATGCTGTTCGTGGCAAAAGTATCGGCAACCCGTTTGGGCGATGAAGCAATGATTTTGGCTAGTGACGGCACCATTGACGCAGTATCGGTAGGCGTCCAACCAGTCAAATGGCACGACGACAACGGCGTCATGGTTATCGAGTCAGCCAAATGGCAAGAGCTATCGCTCGTCAGCCAACCAGCGTTTGAAGGAAGCGTCATCACGCAAGTGGCGGCGAGTATCCACGAAAATGAACCAGAAGTGAGTAATGTTGAACCAGAACCCATAGAGGAGAAACAAGACATGTCAATCATCGAAACACCAGCACCAGAAGTCATCACCGCAACTGCACCAGTATTTGCTGCAGCAAAACGCGAACCACGCATTCCTAATTCATGGGAATACATGGCCGCATTCCACAAGGGCGGCGACGATTGGGTTAACGCGCAAAAAGTTTTTGCCGATTACACCGCATATCACAAGTCACCGTTGCAAGCTGCCGCTGGCGATGAATTTTTAACAAGCGTGCCGGGTCTCTTAACTCAAGTGACGATGGGCCCAGTGTTTCAAGACATCAACTTCATGCGTCCAGTTGTCGCTGCACTCGGCGCACGCGCGATGCCACAAACACCGTCATCGACGTTTAACCGTCCAACGATTACAACTCACCAAGCAACAGCAACAGCACAAACCGAAGGTAGTGCAGTAGCAACGGCAACTGGCGTGATTGCAAACAACACGGTGACAAAAAAGACATTTGCGAACAGTGCCAACATTTCTTACCAGACATTGGATTTCACAGACCCAGCCGCACTACAAATTGTTATTAACGATTTGATTGGTGGCTACATGGTGGGAACCGACAACGAAGCCGCAGACAACTTGCTTACAGCTGCAACATCAGCCGGTGTGTGGGACTTGACTGTTGCCGACTTGTACAAGTCAATTTATGATGCTGCAATTGTTACGCTTGCTGCAACCAACATGTTGCCAACACACATGTTTGTTGACCCAGCAACATATTCGTTGCTCATGCAACTTGCCGACACAACCGGACGACCACTGTTCGCAAACTTGGGCGGCGGTCTGCAAGGCAACAACGCAATCGGCGTAGGCAACGCAACATCAGCATCGAGCGAAGGACGCAACGACCAGGGCCCACTTGGCTTGAAACTCGTTGTTGACAACAACTTTGCTGCCAAAACAATGGTCATCATGAAAGACATTGGCTTTGAAATCTACGAGGACTGGAAAGGCATCTTGTCAGTAGATGCACCAACCACGTTGACACGTGCAGTATCCACACACGGATATTTCTGCACATTCAAGGCCAACGCCAGCATGATACAAAAAATCACACAGGCTTAATCGGAGGGCGGCTTAACCGCCATGTCGTATTACACCACAGCTAGTAAACAACTGATTTCTAACTACGCGTGCATCAGCACGTTAGAACCAACAGAAATTACCATTGGCGAAAACATCACCGTCAGCGCATTGGTTTCGCCGTTCAACGGCACATTTAAAGTGCTTGACTTACCGCAATACGAATTCACTGGCGTTGACTCAACTACAGGCGAATTTTTGTTTGATGTCAACGTGCCAAGACCCAACCAAATTATTTATGCGGCTACCGGGTCAAATGTTCAATATGTTGTTACTTACGACGGGTCAGTGGAATACACACAAACCTGCACATGGATTACCGTTGCCGCTTTAATCACATTTTTGGGCGTAACTATCAGTAATCCGTCAGACGATTATACGTTGGCCACACAAGCCACGAACGCAGCAAACTTGTTTTGTTATCGTCGCAGGCAAGAGTCTGGCTACCACGATGCATTGAGCACATCGCCTGGCGCTGATGCCACACTGGGAACGCTTATGTATGGTGCAGCACTGTGGCGTAGTCGAGGGTCAATAGAAACCGCGTTTGCAGCATTTGACACAATGGGCACACCAACCCAACAGTCATTGACACCGATAGTTAAACAATTGTTGGGCATCCCTCGACCAGCGGTTGCCTAATGGCGTACACCGATTTACTCAACGAAACGATTGACGATGTAGCTGCCACATTGGCGGCGGTATCTGGTATCCGTTGCGTAACCGACCCAACCAAATTGGTGCCCAATTGTGTGTTTATCCTTGCACCAAGTTTTACGACATACGCTGGCAACGGCAACATTGTGACAATGGATTTCCCAATTAAAGTTGTTGGCTCTGGGCCTGCAGGGTTGCCAGTGTTGCGCGAAATTTTAAACATTGTGGCATTAGTGCTGGCATCATCGGTCATTGTGCTATCTGGTCAACCCGGCTCATTAGACATCGGTGGGGCGTCATATCCGTGTTATGACTTAACAGTGAAAGTGCAGGCACAAACCGCATGACATATACAATCGCATCCAGCAAACTAGGCATCATCGGCGACCCGTTTGTGCCAGTTGACGGCATTAACGTGGCAGCGCTACTGTCTGGCGGTTTCATTGTTGAGCAATCCACACCTAAACCCAAAAAACCTGCTAAAACTAGTACAGACACCAACGAGGAGATTTAACCCACATGGCCACTAGCACTTACCTATCTAACCCGACAGTCACAATTAACTCTGTTGACGTGACAGACCAATGCAGCTCTGCCAATTTGACCCGTGTTATCGAGGCGCTAGAAAGCACATCGTTTGGCAAAACCGCACGCGTTTATGTTGGCGGCCTAGAAAACAGCACGTTAACACTCACAATGTATAATTCTTTTGCGGCAAGTGAGACTTACAGCACTTTGTCGGCACTCGTCGGCACTTCGACAACAATCACAATCAAACCAACGAGCGCGGCTACTAGCGCCACAAATCCAATTTCAACTTTGACCGGCTGTTACTTGGAAACTTTGCCAATCGTCAACGCCGCATTAGGCGCACTTGACACCATTGACATCGTTCTAACTGGTGGCGTGTACTCAGTCGCAACGTCTTAATTAGCGCCGGCAACGGCCCGACACGAAAGCAGGCACATGAAAGTCAAATTAGAATTAGATTTACAAGACGGGCGCGGCAAACGCACCATGACCACAAATATGTTTGTGGTATGTGAATGGGAAAAAACAGAAAACCGTAAAGTGTCTGATGGTAAAGGCATCGGCTACAGCGACATTGCTTGCTGGGCATATCATCTGTGCAAACTTGCTGGCGACCCAGTACCAGACAACTGGCGTGAATGGGTCAAACAGCATCCTGACATGGATTTAACGTCAGTTGATGAGACAAACCCAAACCCTACGGCGTTGGCACCTACCGACGACAACTAGCCGAAATGCTTGTTGCAGTAGGATGGTGGCCAACGCACATCGAGTTTGACACACGCGACCTCACTACGGTGATTAGTGTTATAGAAAAGAACAACAAGAACAGGTGAGTTTCTATGACAGTCAACACGACAATTGAGGTCGCTGGCGTAAAAGAAACTATTAACGCACTCAAAAAGATTGACCCACAACTGCAAAAAGACTTTAGGGCTAAAGCCAAAGAGATTGCAGATCCAGCTATCAAAGCGGCACAAGATATGTATACACAAGTGCCGTTGTCTGGTATGAAATACAAGTGGTCTAGTCGAGACCGTCAATTGTTCCCGTTCACTGTGGCTAAAGCCAAAAAAGGTGTGCAGTTGCGTATTGACACACGCAAAAATGCTGTAGGCGTAATCTTGATTGAGCAAAAAGACCCGGCAACAGCAATTTTTGAGACTGCAGGCCGTGCCAACGCAAACCGTTTAGGCGATCAGTTAGGTTTTGTTGGCGCTGGTCGCACTCGACTTATTGGGCCTGCCGTTTATAAAGCGCGGCGAGGCATTGAGGCTGAAATGGAAAAGATGATTTTAGATACTGCACGCACAGTTAGGCAGGCAATGTAATGCTGTCTATACCAATTATTTCAGAGTTTGACGGCAAAGGCATTGACAAAGCCATTAAAGAGTTTAAGCAGTTAGAGACTGTTGGCGAGAAAGCACAGTTTGCTATTAAGAAAGCGGCAGTGCCAGCCGCTGCCGCTTTAGCAGCGGTTACTGCGGAAATGACTTTGGCTGTTAAAGCGGCCATTGAGGATGAACAGCAACAAGCACAATTAGCGTTGGTATTAAACAACGTAACTAAAGCAACTGACAAACAAGTTAAATCAACCGAAGACATTATTGGCGCAATGTCAAGGGCTACTGGCACGGCTGACAGCGAACTACGCCCGGCACTAGCTACGTTAGTTATTGGCACAAAAGACATTTCCACAGCTTTGGACGCGCTTGCATTGGCACAAGACATTTCTGCAGGTTCTGGTCTGTCACTTGCGTCAGTGTCAGATGCATTGGCTGCTGCTTACGGCGGAAATATGAAAGCACTTGGGGCATTATCGCCTGGTATTAAGGCAATGATTAAAGATGGCGCTTCACTTGATGATGTTTTTAACATACTTAGCGGCACGTTTGGTGGCGCAGCTGCTACATCAGCCAATACCGCTGCAGGCAAGTTTAAGATATTAAAAAACTCGTTAGACGAAACCCAAGAGTCAATTGGTGCAGCATTGTTGCCAGTAGTACAAAAGGTGTTGCCAGTGCTACAAAAGTTTGCTGATTGGGCACAAAATAACCCACAAGCATTTTTGGCTATTGCCGGCGCAATTACCGCAATATCGGTAGCAATCTTGGCAGTTAACTTTGCTATGGCTCTTAACCCGTTTACCGCTATTGCCGCAGGTGTCGCAGCTCTCGTAGTTGGCATCATTTACGCTTACAACAAGTTTGAGACATTTCGCACAATTGTTAACGGTGTTCTTAACGGCTTAATTAGCGGTTTTGAGATTTTTGCTAATGCTTGGATTAGCACAATAAATCTCATTATTCGAGGCATGAACCTTATTAACCCGTTCACAGACATTCCATCGTTGCCAACACTTAATTTAGGCAGCATTGGTGGCGGTGGTAGCAGTGGTGCAGCGGTTGGCTCTGGCGCAGCGCGTGAAGGCGGTGTCGGTCAAGTTTTGGCAGGTTTACAAACAATGCCAGCCATGCCCAGCCTTGCAGCACCAATGTCTAGCGGCGGTGGCGGTAGCGGTGGCGGTAGCGGTGGCGGTAACGGCAAAACAAGTCAAGGGCCAAGTTATGCCAAAGGTGTAAGCGGCAATCAGTTTGGCGGCGGTGTTGATGTAAGTAGCGGATTTAATTTTATGCCGGGCGATTTAGAAGCGGCGTTTGCATCTGCTAACGCAAGAGGCGCAGAAGTAACTATTAACGTGGCTGGCGGTATTTCATCTGCAGCCGACATTGGGCGCAGCGTGGTCGACGCATTGACCCAGTACTCGCAAGTGTACGGACCACTTAACTTGGCGATTAGGTAATGGCTGGCTCGGCTGTCATCACTGGCGGCGATTACCTATTAGAGCTGTCAACAGGCTTTGACTCGTCAGCGTTTTACTTAGACGACTCGCTACTTAACGGCACAGACGTGCTCGACGGCGATGGCATAGATTTTATTGACATTACGCCCGTAGTGCAAAACATCAGCATCCAGCGTGGCCGTCACAAACCGTTAGATGTGTTTGGGCCCGGCACAATGTCTGTGTCAATTAGCGTGCCCAACACGAACCGTGCCTATGACCCACTAAACACCGCCAGCGCCTACTACAACGATTTAACAGAGCAACCGGGTCTAGCGCCATTGCGTGCAATTCGTTTAAGCCGCAACGGCTCATATTTGTTTACTGGTCGAGTAACGACATACAACCAGCAATACACAATGGCAGGTTTAACCAATTACCAGATTTTTGCTGCCGATGACATTTATGTGCTCTCACAAGGCAGTTTGCCGTCTACCGCTACTAGCGCCCAAACCTCGTCAGCACGCATTACAGCCGTTTTAACAGCCGCAGCGTACACAGGCACTACAAGTCTTACAGCCACGCCCACAGCGACGCTAGGGGCTTATACCATCGCATCTGGCACAAACGTCAACGCCTACATGAACCGCATTCAAGACGCTGAACAGGGGCGCATATTCTGCAGCCGCACTAACGTGCTAACAGCTCAAGCCCGTATCGGTCAAACATTGGCCACACCAACCGTAGTTTTTAGCGATAGCGGCAACACACCGTATGACAACATCGTAGTTGAGTTTGACCAGCAAACCGTTATCAACAATGCCAACGTCACTATTGAAGGCGGCGCGCTACAAAACGCCAGCAACGCATCAAGCATTGCCACATATTTCACTCAAACCGAAGCCATTACCGACAGCCTGCTAAGTACCAACGCGCAAGCTTTAACCCTTGCCAGTTACTTGCTGTATCCGTTGCCGCAACCACGTTTCACCAGCGTGTCAACCACGTTTGCCAGTCTTACCGATGCCCAAAAAACGGCGTTAGCGCCTATAGAAATTGGTGACACCGTCAGCGCCACTAAATCATTTCAAAGCGGTAGCCCACTTGCCGTTCAACAGAACCTTGCAGTCGAGGGCATAGACCACGTTATTGACGTAAACACCGGGCACAGAATGACTTTGTGGACATCGCCAACAGTCATTGTTTACGCCTTTGTATTGGATGACCCTACGTTTGGTTTGCTTGACGGCCTAAATGTGCTCGGATGATGTAAAGTAAAACTATGGCCGCAGTCACCACACTTCCAGCAGCGTTCGTCGCTAACACCGTTTTAACTGCCGCGCAATTAAATGATTTGCGTGGTGCGTTTCGCGTTTTGCAGGTAGTCACCGCTACAACATCAACGCTGGTATCAAATTCTACCAATACGTATGTTGACACAGGATTAACCGCAACTATTACGCCGTCATCGTCATCAAGCAAAGTTTTGGTTTTTGTGTCGCAAAACGGTGTTCAGAAAAGCGACGCAAACGCTGGCAATCGCGTGGATATTCAATTGGTAAGAGGTGCAACTCAAATTTTATTAGTTTGTTCAGATGTTTGTTATACAAATACGGCTATGCAATTGTCGGTTCCGTCGGCTACAGCAACATTTTTAGATAGCCCCGCAACTACTTCGGCAACAACATACAAAACACAATTTAAAAACTCGGCTGGTGCGGCTACAATTTCTGTGCAATTTAACAACACAAACACTTCAACAATTACATTAATGGAAATTTCGGCATGATAGAACAAACAGAACATTCATTGCTCATTCAAAAACTGTTAGACGCAGGATTTGACACAGGTTGGGCATTAAACGGCACAGAACTTGTTTTGTGGGAACATGACGAAAACCCACCAGCACCACTAACACGCCCGAAAGCGTAACAATGCAAGCGTTATGGGTTGCACTAGTCGCAGGCGGCTTTACTGTCTTGGTCGCAATAATTAACCGCGCCGACAAAACATCACGCAAAGAACACGCAGACACATACAAAGCATTAGGCCGCATAGAACAAAAAATAGATGGGCACGTTGTAAACCATGAAAAATCTTAAAGCGCTTGCATCAAGTTACGGACGTTCAGCATTAAGCGCCGTGCTAGCCGTGTACATGACAGGCAATACAGACCCGTCAGATTTGGCTAAGGCTGGCATTGCAGCATTACTGCCACCATTGTTGCGTTGGCTCAATCCGAAAGACCAAGCATTTGGCCGTACTACCAGCCAACCCTAAAGTCATTGGGTCTAAACCGTACACGGGCAACAGTGACGGTGCATCGGCAGGCCCACGTGCCGGCATGGATGAATGGATACGTTGCGCAATTCACTACGGCAATGGCGCGTATTGGAATAATGGCAGTTGGGGCATTCGACAGCAACATGGCCATGATGACCAATTGAGCGTGCACGCCACTGGTCGAGCAGTTGACTTGTCGTACAGGCCGTCAGAGAAACACCCAGACGCAAACCGTAAAGGCACTATTTCGTTTATTAACATTGTGTTAGCCAACGCCAATGCGTTAGGCGTTGAGTGTGTGCTGGACTATTTTCCGAAAGCATTTGGGCGCGGTTGGCGTTGCGACCGTCAAGCGTGGAAGTCGTACAGCAAGCCAGAAATACAGGGCGCACCCGGCGGTGATTGGCTGCACGTGGAGATAAATCCACAGATGGCAGACCAGCCAAACCTTGTAAAACAAGCGTTTCAGAGAGTATTCACCGAATTGCCACAATGATGCTCTATGGTCGTTGTACCGACGATTGGAGACGCAAATGGCAGACGCCAAAACTTATGTGTACGAGGTTTACACCACACATTTAGACACCGAACAGATGGTGCTCGTACAGATATTCCGTGACCCTGAAACAGACAAAGTGCTACACGCGCAAATTGCGTTTAAAAATGCGATTGGCGACAGCTGGGGCACCCCATACCAATTGGAGAAAAAATGACGTTTTTAAGCATCAAAATAGGCGCATGGTTTATTACTGGCTTAGCAGCGTTTACGTTGCTCTGGGATGCTAGTAAGCCGTCTGAGAGCCATCTACAGACCACAGGACAAATAACCATTGTGCTAAACAGCGTTGTGCCCACGTTGCCAACCGTTGCACCAACCACCACGTTGCCATACAAGGGTTGCATGGAATACTTGAACGATGCCATTTTGGCTGGTTGGCCAATAAGTGAGTCACCAATGATTTTGCGTGTCATGCAACGCGAAAGCCGGTGCACACCAACAGCTCTAAACGCAGCTGACAGTAATGGCGGTAGTCGAGGATTATTTCAAATAAACGGCGTACACAAATCATGGTTAATCAGCAACGGTTACATTACCAAACTTGATGATTTATATAACCCAGATGTGAATATCCGTGCCGCGTTACACCTATGGCGTACAGTTGGCTGGTCAGCGTGGAAAATGCCAACACCATGACAGAAATACCATATCCCGAACCCGGCATCACAGAGGAGACCCGACAAATGTATCCAGATAACTACAGCGACAAATTAGGCAAAGTGTTTACAAACATGATTGACGAAATCGTGCGCCCAAATCATCTACCACGCCCAGAGCCAGTAGACCACAGCATTTTGCTTGACGAATTAGAGCTACTGCACGAAGCCCACATCACCGTTGGTGGCCAACAAAACAGGTTTAACGCATCAGTAATACGAGCGGCCATAAATGTTATTACAGCGCTGTAAAAAATGCGGTTTAATGATGCGCGGCACTCGACACGCAACAAATATAAATAAAGTTTTGTGGTGCCATCCGCAACTCATGGCCTGTGCTAAAGTCAAACCAATAAACCCGACCAAAGGAAACCCGACATGAATGACCAATTAGAAATGTTTACGACCACGCTGGGATTAGGTGGACAAAAAACGCAGGTAGCGTTAAACCATCCGAGTGTTGCCATAGCGCGCAACGCACCGGACACGTCACGCGAAGCAGGCGAAGCAGCCAAACCACACGCAGGCAAACAACGCGAAGTAGTGCATTTTTGGATTAAATGGGCAGGCCGCACAGAGGCTAAAGGCATGACCGCAGACGAAATAAGCGTGCTATTAGAACTACCTGCACAGTCTGTGTCAGCGCGCATCAACGGCTTGCATCGAGATGCTTACATTGTGGACAGTGGCATTAGGCGCAAAACACGGTATGGCCGTAACGCCATAGTTTGGGTAGCCTGCTAATGGCACACTTTGACTTAAGCCTGTACGAGACAGTTGCCCAACGCTTAGTACGTTGGTGGGCAGAATTTCCAGACGGCCGCATCATCACGTCAATACATCACTACGACGGGTCAACCATCATCATGCGTGCAGAGTGCTACAACAACGATGACAAACTCATTGCCACAGGATACGCAGAGGAAGTGTTTGGCAACAGTCCAGTCAACAAAACATCATTCTTAGAGAATTGTGAAACGAGCGCAATTGGGCGTGCAATTAGCAATAGTCGCATTGGGCACACAGGCGAACGCGCATCGTCTACAGAGATGGAGAAAGTTAACCGGGTTAACAGCACACCTCGACCAGACAGTCATGGCAGCGCCACACCTAAACAGATTGGGTTTCTTAAATCGTTGGCGCGCGGTAAAGGTTGGGATGATGTGCAGCTGCTTGAATACATACATCGTTTATTACAAGTAGATGACGTTGTAGTTGAAACTTTGACCGCTGGGCAATGCTCGGCCGTGATAGATGGGCTAAAGAAATGACCCGTTACAACAGCAACTACGGCAGCCATGACCAGTTACAAGATTTACGCCGAGCAAACATGGTCGCGTTGCGTGAGGTTGACCAACTCAAACTGGAAGTACAACGTCTCACTGATGAATTGTATTTAGCGCATGAAGCGTTAAAGCGCGAATTTGTACGCAATGAAATAAAAGAGATAACAGAATGAGTCGCACAGTTTGGCTTGCATTAGCGCTCACAGCGTTATGCACAATCTTGATGGCGTTGTCTGATAGAAAGTAAATCCTTTACAACTGGCTAGTAGCACGGGCTGTATCATTGTCGCAAATGACGGGGCTAATCGACGGGAACGTCGTTTGACCGACGCGCACAAAACCTGTTACACGAAAGGCAATGTGTTAAGCGTCGGGGCGAGTCGTAAACATAATCGACTAGATGGTGCATGGTAATCGGATTGAGGCAGCCCGATGGGAGAGCATCATCACTCTGTCTTGAATTACAATGTGGCCTGATATACAATCTAAAAACCGAACGAAAGCCCAAGCCCACCTTGCAACCTGATGCAAAACAAATGAGAGCAAGCGCGCCAGCGCGCGGTAGCAATGTCTAAAGAACACTCCAACCCCGAATACAAACGCAACCGGGCAATCATCATGCAAGGCAAACCCAACTGCAACTACTGTGGCAAACCAGCCAACACAGTCGACCACATCGTTGCGTTAATGAACGGCGGCGACCACTCGCTCGACAACTTGACACCATGCTGTGCAAAATGCAACAACATAAAAGGACACAAAGAAGTCAAACAACGCAACGCAACAACAACACACGCACGCGCCGAAGCAATGCGAAATCACGGAATAGAAATCCCAAAATCAAAAGAGTTTTTTTACACAAAAAAAATATTCAC